CGTACAATTACTTAGCGAAATACGTTCATCATAGCCGTAGTACGTTCTTACAAACTCGATGAACATATGTCTCATATAGTCCATTGGTTGACCTGTATGTTCTTCTATGTCTTTGACAAGCGCGAATATTTTTCGACGTTGCTTGCCGGTAATTTGAAACGGATCTATAACGTTTACATCTACTTCTACATCAAACCCGTTATCAAGTAGTAATGTTTCTTTATTGCCTAATTCAACATCCGAGATGACAACTGTTGTTGTGCCGTCGTCTTGAGTGATATAACTAGTAATTTTCGGCATTTAATCATTCCAATCAGAACGGTAAGTCATCATCAGTAATCGCAGTGGTATTATCAAAAGGATTATTACCAGTTTGAGTTTGTCTTTGTTGATGATAATTGTTGTTTGGTTGTTGGTTGTTATTCTTCGGTTCTAAGAATTGAACACTGTCCGCTACTACTTCTGTCACAAATACACGTTGCCCGACTTTATTTTCGTAGCTACGTGTTTGTAGTCGCCCGTCTACACCTGCCAGCGACCCTTTAGAAAGGTAGTTTTTAACATTTTCAGCTTGTTTCTTGAACACTACTACGTTTATAAAATCTGCTTCACGCTCGCCTTGAGCATTCGTGAATGTTCTGTTTACTGCCAATGTGAATGTACCTACATTTACGCCATTTGGCGCGCTTCTTAATTCTGGGTCTTTTGTTAAGCGTCCTACTAATACTGCTCTGTTTAACATTATTGTTTCTCCTCACTATCCAATTGTTTTAATCCCGCATCTAATTTTTGGTGTGCTTCTGCGATTTGTTTTTGACTTAATTTATTAATGTTAGATATTTTTAGCCATCTCATCGTTTTATCGATAGTTGCATCTCGCCCTTTTTCTTGAGATAAGTTCACGAACTGATTGATACGCTCTTCTAATTCTGTAATATCGTTGTCACTTGCACTTGGTAGTTCCTCGCCGTTGTAGATATATAAGCCTAAACCGTGTAAAGCCGAAGCTTTAACAAAACATCGTTTTTGCGCTTTGTTAATATCGAAAGTTGTTGCACTACCTTTAGCAAGCGATTTATTTCTAAAGTCCAATACTGGAAGCCACTCAGTCTCTGTACTATCTTTCACAGTCACAGATACCTGTACAAAATAGCCTTCTGGTGTAGCCAAATAAGGTACAAAATAATTTTCTGTGTTAATATCTGGATGTGGAAACTCGTGTACTTTTACTGTGTAGTTTGGGTCAATCTTTTTCAGCTCTTGGTGTGCATATGACCATGCTAGATAAGTTAATCCATTTTTTTGTTCTGTATGATCATTCACGTTTTTACTGTTCAACTGTTCAAATAATGTTTGTTCAGTCATGTTCTACCTCCTCGTACTCAATAGTTTCTGTCACTGTTTTCTTGATTGCTTTGTGATAATCCATATTGATACTCGCTTCTTCCATACCGTTAAACTCCCTAGCTCTATTTCTATTTGTGGAGTAACTAATATCTGAATTGTTATCGGTTGGTTTGTTAGTTATATAAATTGGCATATCCCTATGACGAATGATATAAGTTACAGTCTGCTTCATAGCGACCTCCTACCATCTCATGACTAAGTTAATTAGTCTGTCCTGTTCGTCTGTGTTCTCTTCAATCCATTCATCTATTGCTTGGTTGAATAAGTCTGATGCCATATCTAAGTCATTCTCATCTACGACATAAGCATGTTTAATTGGTACGTTGTTCATATCTTTAACTTGTATTGATATGCCCATATGACCTTTTAAAATGAATAGCTTAAAATCGAATCCGTTAACATGAATATTTTTGCGTATGATTTCGCCTATTTCGTAATACATCTTGACTTCCTCCGTTTTTCATTTTATATTTAACTTGAAATTTTTCTTAAGTGCTTGATACTGTTACTTGTTGGCGCAAGTAGCAGTTTTTTTATTCTTCATAAAAGTATTCTTTATAAAATATGAATGTTGCGATACTTGCGAATCCCGCAATTGACCATGCTGTAGTGAAGTACAACAATGGCATAAGCACAATCGCTAAGACTGTGAAGCATAATACTGCTAATAGATAGCTTTTATAAATGTTACTCATTTTCTTTTTTCAACTCCTCCATTATTCTCTCGTCTGATAAGTCGTGATAAGGGAATTTTTTCCTAGCTAATTGGACTGGTATTCTGCCTCGTATCGCAATGTACCCTTCGTCTTCAAGCTCTTTATTCAGTTCTCTTATTATTTGTCCTGCTTTGGATTTAGAAACAGATAAAATTACCGCAAGTTCTTTAGCTTGCAAACTATTTTTCATCATACCTTTTCCTCCTTTTTATTTTTGTGTTGTGTATAATTTAGTTATCTCCTAGTGAAAGGAAGTGATAATTATGGAATGTTTATTAGAACTTTTAAAAATGTCAATACCTCTAATAGCGGTAATTTTTTCTTGGTGGCTTGCTACAAAAACGGCTAATGAAAAATTCGAAGAACAAATCAAAAAAGAGACCTATGATAACTTTTACTCCGAGATTCTAAAAGCTTGTTATGAGTTGCCTTCTACCGATTTATTAGACTTCATGAGTTTTTACTCTTATCACCGCAAAGATAAGATTTCTGAAATAATCATTAAAAACTTTAGTTATGTACCTCCCGATATAGTTAACTATTGGAAGAAATACAATCTAGCACTTAAATTTTTCGAACATGATTATGAAAAAGATGTACAAGCCAGAGAAGTTTTAAGTCGATTTTTAAATTATTATTCTCACCTGATAATTATTAAATCGTTAGAAGAATCAGAGAAATTATCAGAAGAACTGAAATTACCGCAGCTATCGACACAATTACTTTCTCCTTTAAAGAGGATCGACTTTTATAAGTCTCAATTACCGTCACAAAAATTAATCCTAAAGTACCACCTGCAAGAATTAGTTCCGAATTCATAAAAAATCAACTCCTTCGCTATTTATCGATTTATCTTTATAAGCAACTCTGCAACTGCTCGCAACAGTTCAGGGTTGTTACTTGTTTCCAAACAGTAACTAGCATGCTTTAGTAATTTGAGTTTTAATTTATTTTTTTCTTTCGAGATTCTAAATTTTTGTAACATTTGTTGTGCCTCCTTTGCATTTCCAAAAATTTAATATAATTTAAATTCGATACCATCTATTTGAATGTATAGATTATCTAAATCAGGGATTGCCTTTTTATATAAACCAAATCTTGATTTGATATCTGCTAATAAATAGGTATCTAAATTACCAATTGATAATAGTCGTCTATTACCGGCTTCGTCATAGTAGTAATAAATGACTTTTTTGTTTTGAGCTTGCATTTGCTGCGCCCTCCTGTTAAGCAGTTACGTTAGCTTCATAACCGAATTCAGTCATGATTTCATGTATTTTCAATCTGCCTTTTTGTGTCCATCTAGTTTGTAAAACTGTGTCTTCTCTACCGTCAGAGCGTACAATTGCTATAGTGTCTGATTCTGTGTAACTCTTGCCCATGTGTTCTGAGTAAAGTACCCACTGTTTATTTACTTTTCGTTGTAATCTAGCTTCGTGTAGTAGTTTGTTTAACTTTTGTGCTGATATACCGTAGTCTGCCGCGATTTGAGTTGTAGCTAATGTGCCAGTTGATTTTAAGATTTCATCAACATAATCTGCTTTGGGTTTTAGCTCTCCGATTTCTTGTTGTAAAAGTAAGTTTTGCTCTTTTTCTTTCTTATACTCAGTCAACACTGTAATGATGTAGTCTGGATCTTTTAATGTTTGTTCAATTACATTGTCTGTTGCGTAGATACCGTGTTTGCGAATAGCTGGTAGGACTTCCATCGCCAACCAATCTTGAAATTTTTCTGCTACAGCATTACCTGCTTTGAAAGCCAACTTATATACCATTGGTTCTGGTATGAAATCGCCTTTCCCAACTTCTTGGGAAAGATATTTACCTAAATATTTATTGATAGTTTCCCAACGAATATATTGTTTGCCGTTTTTAAACTGAGTGAACCCCAAACTTTTTGCGACAGTTTCTAAATCGAATAAATTATTTTCATTATCTTGTTTGATTAAGATTGAAAACATGTCGTTACTGAAAGTTTTAATTTCATTCATTAACTCTTCACCTCTTCTTTAATTTCTAAAATATTCGCAATACGTTTCTTTTGTTCAAAAGCATCTCTACGTCCACGTAAAATATCCGATAAGTAAGCACTTGAAATTTCTAGCATTTCCGCAAGTTGCTTGTTTGTCATGTTGCGTTTTAATAATTCCGTTCTCACTTTCAAGCCGAAATCTGTTGTCGACATATTAGCACCTCCTATAACATTTTTTCTAAGCAAATAAATTATCTGTTGAACACCAATAACTTTTATGCTAATATTTAAGCATAGTTTAATAAACCTATAACAATTCGTAATGCCTGTCATAAAGGTATTGAATACTCGTTCCCCAACGAATAATTGTTATGTGTTTAGTAAGCTAAATTTAAAGCTTAAATACAGTATATTAACTTTTATGCTAATTGTCAACAAAAATAGCGAAAAAGTTAATCTGTGATAGGAGAAATTTATGAATCTAGTACAAAGAATCCGTAATTTGTGCAATTCAAAAGGTATGACTTTTGCTGAATTAGAGAGAACTTTAGGGTTTTCAAACGGACAAATCAGAAGATGGGAGAAAACCAAACCAGGCATTGATAAGGTGCAAAAAATTGCCGATCACTTCGATGTATCAGTTGATTACTTATTAGGTAGAGAAAAAGATGAGTACTCCGGAGAAGATAAAAGTGAAGATATTCTTATTATGCATCGAGCTACAGAAAATATGACGGAGGCACAAAGGCAAAAAGCTTTGACTATATTAGAAGCAATGTTTGATGATTGGGATGATTTAACTAAGTAACAAAGGGGCTTTTTAATTGAAATTAAATTATGAAAAATCTTTTTTTAAATCTGCGAAAGCAGTTTACGAGATCACAAATGGTCTATATAACTTATCTTTTCCTTTAGATATATTTGAAATTATCTCAAAAGATAAACGTATTAAATTAGTGACTTTCTCTGAATTTTCTCAGAATACTGGCACTTTATATTTTAAAATACCTTCTATTTTCGGTTCAGAAGAAGCGTTTCATATTAGAAAAGGAGACAAAGCGATTATAGTTTATAACGATTTACTGCCTATGAATCGTCTAAGATTTACTTTAGCTCATGAATATGGTCATTTTATAATGGGACATACTGGAGTTAATTTAAATAAAACATTCACATATAAAGATTATTATAGAAGGATTGCTGAAGAATATGAAGCAAACTCATTTGCTTCATGTTTATTGTTTCCTTTACATATAAGATACAAATATATAAACAACTTTAATATTGAGCAAATTTCGTACAAGTATCAAATGAGTTTTCAAGCGATCCATATAGCGGTAAAAGTAATCAGAAGACATATACACAATGGGTTAAACGACTATATGTCAAATAACGAAAATTACCACGCAGAAAACTACTTAAGTTTTTTAGAAGAGAAAATGGAAAGCAAATCTGATTTTATAAATGAATTTAAATATGCTTATGATCTAACGATTTAACAATCAAAAAATAAAGGAGAAATGAACATGAAAGAATTACCTAAGAGCAGATTAACGTTCAAAGAAAGTATGATTGAGAGTCAATATTTAGCAACTAAAACAAAAGAAGAAAAGAAACAATACAAGCAACTATCTGTTGAAGACAAAAGAGAAATTTTAAAAGAATACCAAAGTAAACCTAGAAAAGAAGTGAAATTTGAAAGTGAAATCAATAAATCTGACGAAAACTTATCTAAAATCTACCAAAGATTTAGCGAAATAGGTGTAGAGGATTTGTTTGGTACAAAAAAAGAAGTGAAAGAACTACCTATGATTTTAAAAGATAATGAAAACATAATGTATGTAACTTCGGGATTGTACAATAATAATACCTACTTAATAGTATGTACTGATCTAAGATTGTTATTCTTAGATAAAGGTATGATATATGGTTTGAAATTTCATGAATTTCCATTCGAGAAAATCAATTCTGTTTCGTATAAAAAAGGACTTCTTTTTGGCGAAATAATTATACATCACGGTTCATCAAGTATCGCTATAGGAAGCATATCAAAAAACACTGTATCTAGAATGGCGGAAACAATACAAGAACAAATCTCTATTCGAGAAAGTTCTATGAAACCATCCAATTCTGAAAAAATGAGTTTTTCTGTTGCTGATGAATTAATAAAATATAAAGAATTATTAGATGTCGGAGTAATTTCTCAGGAAGAGTTCGATAAGAAAAAACAACAATTATTGGATATTGATTAATAGCGCTTGTGTGGCGTGAGGAGGATGAGGGATGGAAAGAAATTCCACCAAAAAAAGTAGCAAAGATAAAATATTAAAAGCTGTAAATAACTTTGAAGAGGTTTGCAATAGCGGAAAATTCAAATTTAAATATTTGGATGACTGGCTTTTTACAAAATCAATAATTTTTAAAAATGAAACAACCTTAACTAACCAAAAAAACTTTAAAGTGTATCCAAGAGGTACTATTGTATACGCTAAACTTGGTGTTAACATTGGTTCTGAATTCTCAGGGAATCATTTTTGCGTCGTTTTCAATAAAAATGACAACAAACGCAATGAGCTAATTACTATAGTTCCACTTACTTCAAAAGACACCAAATTTTCTTTAAAATTACAAGAGAATTTAATACTAAAAGCTTTAGAAAAAATGAAAACTGACCACAAAACTTTACGATTCGATTTGGATAGAATAAAAGAAATGCACGCAAGATCCACAAAAGTAAAAAACTTAAATTCAGCAATCGAAAAAGAACTTGATGAGATTGAAAATAATTATATGCAACTCGCAAAAATAATTGAGCGTTACGAAAGGTTTGTAGGCAAACAAACTTATGCAATTCCATCTCAAGTTATCACTATCAGTAAAAAAAGAATAAGCACACTTAATGATTACGATCCAACTGGCCATATATCTTTCAATGAAGAAACTTTAAAAATTATAGAAGATTTTATGAAAGCTAACATTTTATCATAATTATCTTTACTTTTTATCGTTAATCTATTATAATCAAGATATAAATTTCCGGTAACCAATCCGGCTTAAAATCATATTTCCGGTAACCAATCCGGCTGGCCAGATGTTAATTCATCTGGTCTTTTTTTATACATTTTTATCGGGTAGCCCGCCTACCCTTATTATTTTTTGCCAATTTTGAGGAGGGAGAAGTAAAATGCCAGTATATAAGGATGATAATACAGGTAAATGGTATTTTTCCATTAGATATAAAGATGTATACGGTAATAACAAACGTAAGATGCAACGCGGTTTTTCAACTAAGCGTGAAGCTAAGAGTGCAGAGGCTATTTTTTTGAATGATGTAAACGAAGGATATAGCGATTCAAAAACATTTGATTATGTTTTTCATCACTATTTAGAAAATAGCGATTTGAGACCTAAAACAAAACGACGCAAACAAAATGAATATCATAAACACTTTAAAGCTAAGTTCGGGCATATAAAAATGAATAAGATAACACAAAATCAATGCCAAGAGTTTCGTAAATATCTAATAGAGAATGTAGCATCAACAAATTCTGCTCGTACAATTTGGTCAGGTTTTAAAGTTGTAATTAATTATGCCAAAAAATACTTTGGATTACGTACAGATCCAACAATATCAATTAAACCTATTCCGCGTGTAAAGCCAAAACCTAAGTTTATGATGCGTGAAGAATTTGAAGAAAGAATCAAAGACATTGAAGAGCAAGATTACAGAGAGTTATTTACATTAATGTTTTATACAGGTTTAAGGATTGGCGAAGCTATGGCTCTTGTTTGGACAGACTACAATAAATACAAAAAAGAGATATCCATAAATAAAACAATGGACATCTCTAATAGAACTATATATCCGAGACCAAAAACAGATAGTTCAGAGGATATTGTTCCTTTACCTAAATTCATCAATACAATGTTAACTGAACGACATCAACGTGAAAAAGAGTTAAACAAATATTTTGATGAACGTAGTTATTTTATTTTCGGAGGAATGGCTCCCAAACATTACAGTCATGTTCAAAAGAAATTTCAAAAAGCTTTCCCCCATTATAACATTCACGCGTTAAGACATTCTTATGCATCTTATCTTGCAAATAATGGTGTAGATATTTTCGTTTTACAGTCACTCATGAGACATGCTCAAATCACTGAAACGATGGGCACTTACAGCCATTTATACACTCAGAAAAAACACGATGCAATAGCCATTTTTGACAAGTAAATGGTATCAAAATGGTATCAATAGCCATTTTCGGAAGTCAAGAATGGCTTAACAACGCGGTTTAAAGCTATCCAATACTACCTTCCATTTCGAACTTGATTAAACGGTTCATTTCGACCGCGTATTCCATTGGAAGTTCTTTTGTAAATGGTTCGATGAATCCCATAACAATCATTTCTGTCGCTTCTTCTTCAGAAATACCACGACTCATTAGATAGAATAATTGTTCTTCAGAAACTTTTGAAACCTTGGCTTCATGTTCTAATGATATTTGATCGTTGAATACTTCGTTATATGGAATTGTATCTGATGTTGATTCGTTATCTAAGATTAATGTATCACATTCAATATTTGAACGAGCACCTTTTGCTTTACGTCCAAAATGAACAATACCGCGATAAATAACTTTACCACCATTTTTAGAAATAGATTTAGAAACAATCGTTGAAGATGTATTTGGCGCTTTATGAATCATTTTAGCACCGGCATCTTGAACTTGTCCTTTACCAGCAAATGCAATGGATAATGTACTACCTTTTGCACCTTCACCTAAAAGAACACAGTTTGGATATTTCATCGTTAACTTAGAACCTAAGTTACCATCTACCCATTCCATATTTCCGTTTTCATAAACAAAAGTACGTTTTGTAACTAAATTGTATACATTGTTTGCCCAGTTTTGAATCGTAGTATAACGAACGTGCGCATCTTTATGCACAATGATTTCCACAACAGCAGAGTGTAAAGAACTAGTTGTATAAACTGGTGCAGTACAACCTTCTACGTAATGTACAGAAGCACCTTCATCAGCAATGATTAATGTACGTTCAAATTGACCCATGTTCTCAGAGTTAATACGGAAATAAGCTTGTAGTGGCGTATCTAGTTTGATATTTTTAGGTACATAAATGAACGAACCACCTGACCATACTGCTGAGTTTAACGCCGCAAATTTGTTATCTGCTGCAGGTACTACAGAAGCAAAGTATTTTTTGAATAATTCTTCATTTTCTTGTAAAGCACTATCTGTATCTTTAAAGATAATACCTTTTTCTTCAAGTTCTTTTTCCATATTATGGTAAACAACTTCAGATTCATATTGAGCAGAAACACCAGCTAAATATTTTTGTTCAGCTTCAGGAATTCCTAATTTATCGAAAGTTCTTTTAATTTCTTCTGGCACTTCATCCCATGAACGTTCAGCTTGTTCTGAAGGCTTTACATAGTAAGTAATGTCATCGAAATTCAATTCTGATAAGTCGCCACCCCATTGAGGCATTGGCATTTTATAAAACAATTTTAATGATTTAAGACGGAAATCTAACATCCATTCCGGCTCATTTTTCATGTTAGAAATTTCTCTAACGATATTCTCAGTTAAACCACGTTCTGAT